TTCATCCCAAAGCGCCTTGAACATCGAAGCGCGGTTATCGTTGGCAACATAGCCCTCAGCGAACATCATCGCGCCGTGAAAATAGGCGTCGGGATGCTTTGAGAGCATATCGTTCATGTTGTTTGCTGTTGAAAGCTGCGGCAGTGTCGGCTGGTAAAGCAGCGTTACCGTCCAGTCACCTTCCGGCCATAGGCGAAGCTGGTTAGCTTCCACCGTGTAGCCCAGCGGTTCACTGTATTCAGTCGGGACATTCGGCGCAGCGCTAGGCCCATAGGCAGGCAGCGTCCGAGTGCCATACATCACGCGGTTTAACGTGCCGTAATCGGAAGGCAGTGCCCCCAGCCCGTCAACAGCCGCAACGCTTGCCGATGTTTCGGTAAACAGGGGGGCCAGTTCGCGCCGCATCCTTGCTTCAGCCAGCGCAATCATTTGCGGGGCCGAGCCTTCAAGGTCCGTGCGGTCCAGCCATTCGGAAATGGCGCTAATAAGCTCTTCGTATGTGTCGAACGCTAGGTTCGCGGGAACGTCAAAAGCAGGCATCGACTTCCCCTAAATCATGAAGTGATTAACGCGAAGGTAACGGTAATCCGGGTCATTAAGTAATCGCTTCACCCCGTCCTTGTGGGCAGGGTTCCAAAACTCAATCCCGAACTTATCAAGCCACTCGTATTGAACTTGCGGCGGGATCGAGGCGGCTAACCGCATCTCTTTCCCCATACCCTCGCCCTCAAGCGCCTTATTGCGGTCAATGATAGCATTGGTTAGCGTCTGGTCGAACTCGTCAATGATATATTCGCCGTCCGCATCCCACCCGAAATACTGGGTTATCCCAGTCAATGGGTCATGATCGAGCAGCGCTTTCTTCATTTGAAATAACCCGTTGCCTCAAGAGCCTTGCGGGTTTCCACCGACACATCAGCTGGGATTGTTTCGCCTGGCCGCACCTTACGCCCGTCACCGACATGGATGGCAACTTCGTGGGTATTTACCTTGGCCTTCTTCTCAGTGGTCTTAACTTCCATCACAACCTCCATAGGAAAACGGCGGGAGCCGAAACCCCCGCCGCCCCTGTTATGCCTGAACGTCAGCGATCACGGCGTTGCCGAGTTCGTTGTGACACTTGAGCGTGTATTCCGCAAACAACAGCTTGCGGTCGGCGTGGCCGGTCTTGGCGAGGTCTTCGGTCTGGAAGTTCTGCAAATACAGCAGCGTCCAAAGCGAGGTGTCGATCACCGCAACGTCACGGCCAGTGGTGAAGCGCGAAGGCACAAACGACACATCGCCGAAGTCTGAGACATAAACGTCCGCCGCCCCGATGATAGTAACCGCCTTGTTGCCCGATTCACGCCGGTTGGGTGCAATGCCCGCAAACCCGCTAAAGGTCTGCTTGATTGCCCCGGACATGACCGCCATCGTCGGTTCGCCACCCTCGTTCCATGCGTCCTGCATGGCATCCTTGAGCATAGCTTCCGTGACCGTGCGCAGCGTCCCGTTGGTGGGGGCCGCGTTGATATAACCGGAAGTAGTGCCAGAGAGGGTTGCGGCAGAGCCACCCACGCCGCGCGAACCGTTGGTGCGAATTTGCGCAACCATGCCCGCGCACTGGCCCGCAGTGCCGTCAGCCAAAGGAACAGCCGCTTTCGCGCCGCTGATGCGCTTTTCAATATCGCGCTTCAGTTCCTTGGACTTCTTGAGCATCTGGTAGGCCATCTTGGTCTGGTTGCCCGCCGAATCCACAGCCTGCGTAGTGGACGAAATGCCGACCACCTTATCCGAAAGCTGCGTGTAGTTGGCCAGCCGAACCGCGTCAGTCAGCGTATCGTTCGCCGCGTCATCACCATTGATAACCGCGTTGTCCTGATCCGCCGCCGCAAGCGTGTCGGTGAGCCATTCGACAAGGGTCTGCTTGCACGAACCCCGCCCGATATTCGACATTACCGGAGTCTGGGTAGGCGCAATGTTGCTGATAGTATTGTGAAGTTCCTCGCGGACGGCAACCTTGCCGGTGCGCTGGAAAGTATTCGAGGGTACTGCCATTTCAAATTCCTAGTGCTGTGAAGGCCGCGAGCGCATCTGCATCGCTGCCCGTTTGTTTAAGCCTGGTGATTGCGTTGGTCGCCTCTCGTCCGCTGCGCTCAGGCTGAGCGGCTCCGGGGCGGAGTGTGCGGGTCTTACCCTCGCGCACCCTTTGCATCTTATTGGACATCGCCTTGTCGAATCGTTCGGCCTTGGCTTTCCAACCCAAAACGTCACCAAGGGCCTTGTAGCCTCTGGCGTTCAACGCGGAAAGTTCGGTATCGTCAAAGCCGAGTTCACGGCCCATTCCAATAGCCTTTTCAGACCACTCCGCTCGTGTTGCGGGGTTAGCAAATTCGGGGACAAGCGAGGCCAGTTCCTGTTCGCGCTGCTCAGCAAACTGCTGGTCAACGGCTTGGCTTGCCTGCTGTTCCATAGACACTGCCTGCTGGACGCGCTGGGCGAACCGGGCAGACTCGTTGTCGTATTGGCGACATGCTGTCAGATAAGTAACATCATCATGAAACCATTCGCGCTGGGGCTCGACCGGCTGATAGTGCTGGAGAACTTCCAGAATCGCTTTCGCGGCTTCCTGCTGTGCTACTGCGTCGGCATTGGCTGCGCGGGCGTCTGCCGTGCGCTGGGCCTCACTTGCCTTCGTGGTGGCCTCTTGGACCTGTGCATTGCGGCGGGTTTCTGCTGCGGCCCATGCCTGCTGGGCTTCCGGGGAAGCTGCTGCAAATGCCTTTTTTTCCTCCGCATTCAGGCTAACAGGGGGTTCGATGGCCGTTTCCGGTTCGACCCCACCTTCGTCAGCATCTTCCGGGTCCAAATCCTCACTATCAGGTTCATCGCCTTCTGGATCGGGTTCGTCGCCGGTCAATTCTTCTTCCCCCTCGCCATATTCGGACGTGAGGTATTTATCCATAACCGCTGCGGCGCTGTCATCATTGACGGGCGCGTCAACGGCTTCCGGGGTTTCCAGATGGGCCATTTACTTGCTCCTAGGGGTGCCTTGCGGCGGTTAAAACTCTGCTCGGACAATCCGCAGTTTGGCCTCTCGCGCCAACTGTTCGCGCGCCGCAGTTTCGGTCTTGCCGGTGATAACGACAGCTTCGACCTTCTGCTGCAACCTGCGCAAATTTCGGTCAGCGGTGGCCCAATAGTAGATTTTGTCAGTGTCGTTCGGGTCCAGTTCCGCAGCGGCCTCAAATGCTTCCAGCCGGAGCCTGTCGAGCATATCCCGCAAGCCGCCTTCTTCGCGGTAGAACTGCTCCCAACGCTGCCCCCGGTCAACAGCGTCATTCCCGCCCTTTAGGCGTTCAGTGGCCACCGTAGGGGAAACACCGGCATATTCGGCAAGCCATGCGGCGAAGCGCTTAAGCATCAACCTTGTCCTGTTCCGCCCGCTCGATAGCAAACGCGCCAACCCATGCGTGATCGAGCCTCCGCAACGCAGCATCGGTTAATGCCTGAAATTCAGCAGGGTTTCCACGATAGGCGTTCAACTCTTCCTGCGCTTCCATGATGGCACACTTGGCCCGTTCAATCTTAACTCGGAATCGGCGCGCACCGTATTGCTTGGGTGTTTCAGGCATCTAAACTGCCTCCCGGACGGTTGGTTGCAAGGTTAGCATCAGTTTGCGCCCTTACAAACATGCCTTCGCGTTCCAACTGTGCTTCCATCTCCATGCGGGTGACGGCCAGTTGATATTCGCGGTCGGCTTTCTGCTGGGCTAGGTCTGCATCCAACGCAGCGGCCTCGCGCTTCTGTTCCAGTTCCATCGCGTGTTTTTCGCGCATCGCGTCAATCTGTGCCGCGTTCTGTTGGGCCTGCAATGCAAGGGTTGCTTCAACCTTCTGCCGGTCAAGTTGCAACTGCGCGTTCTGTTGCGCCTGTTTGGCCTGCAATTCCATCATCGCAGGGTCGGGCTTTTCTTCCTCCTGAACCGGCTGGCCGGTGGCAGGATCAATCGCGGGCGGCGCTTCCGGGTCCGTCCAGTAATCGTCGCCCGTTCCGATGCCCATATCGCGCACAAGTCCGTCAATCATCTTAAACCTGTGCTTAGGCTCAACGTCACCGATCTGCGTTCCCTCAGCCATCAACTGCGCCAACGCCATGCGGGCCTGAATGCGCTTGTCCTTGCTGTTGCTACCCAACCCAACACGAACGATCATATTG